ACTTGGAAGTTTTGATTTTGATTAATATCCTGATATACGTACTGGCGTAGCGTAGAAGCTAATGTTTCCACACGACCTGTATAGCGGTAGAACTTATCTGTACCCATCCAATAAGTTATGTTATTAACTGTTATGGAAGAATTTGGTCCCATAATAGAAATATTATCTTGCAATAACTGGAAGCCCCAAACGTATGGAGGTCCTAAGTACTGCATAGAATAAATTGCAGCATCTGTCCAAACTAAAATTTCTTGGCGAGTTGAACGTCCGCAAACAATATAAGAACCGATGTTAAGGCGGAACTCGCCAGATTGATTTGTTGCTGCGGGTACCCAATCGTAGGGGTTTTCTTGGTCAGACCAACGAACTAATAGTGGGTCAAACGCTGTTTCTGAATTTGCAGAATCGTAAGAGTTAGAACCAAAACAAACTACAAACCGTTGAATAGCCGAACCAAGAACTTGATTAGTTGTGTTTGGCACAAACTGGCCTTGGAATCCTTCGCTGGTAGATAGGACGCTTAAAGGCTGTGCTCTAACGGTAACTCCATCTACGGCCTTCCAGTAGTAAAGACCGCCCCCACGAGGAGCAATAATCAAATCTTGCCCAAAGTTGTCGTTAGTCCATAAACGTAATTGATTACCAATACCAATTTCAGCAGCTGAACCCCAAGGACGGATACCATACTCTGGGTATGCAACAACAAAGTTACCACCGCTGACAGCACCATATAAAGCAGTTATAGAAGCGGTACCTGTGCCGGTACCCGGACCAGTAGCTACAAAAGATACGCCGACAGTATTTGAGGCAGCGCCAATAAGCGTAAAGTCTGTAGTTCCTACTGAGGTAATAACGTATGTAAGTCCGGTAGAAAAAGACCCCGCATTAGCGTTTGGCAACGTAATTGTGTATGAGTTTGCGTTTACGTAGGTAATTTCAAACGTACTGTTTAGTAGTGTTGCAACAACTGAAGGGCCGTCAGTATGCCCGTACATACCATAACTACCCGTACGAAACCCAAGAGTGCCAGACATTGCATATGAGGTAATAGAAGTTAAATCAGTTGCACCAGAAAAAGCCACCCAAACAATGGAAGCTGTGCCTGAGCCAGTACCCGCCCCGGTAGCAGTAAATATTGTACCGACTGTATTAGCAGAAGCACCAATTAGAGTAAAGTTAGTAGAACCTAAAGAAACAATTTTGTATTGCTTTCCAACAGTAAAAGCAGTAGCTGTAGTTAAATACCCGTGAGCTGCTTGTGTTACGGTTACCGTAGGGCTGTTAGCATTAACTTGAAATGGGTTAACCCCTAAAGTAACAGGAATTGTTGGAGAAAAACCACCAGCACCCCAGCCCGTGTTTGTTGTATATACAGGGTTGCCTACTGGGTATTCGTATTGAATAGTTACAGCACTTCCACCGCCTGTTGCAGTAGATGACGCAAGAGCATTGGCTTCAATGTTAAACACAGATGTGCTAGTTACGCTAATAACTTTGTACTCACCGGCAATTACTAAACCGCCAACGGCAGTAGCGCCAGCTATAATTACGTAGTCACCAATGCTTGGGGAAATACCGCTAACTGCATCCGTTACCGTTACGCTTGCTGACCCGTCTGTTGTGGCTAATGGGTTAGCGCCTAAAGTAGTAGTTGTAGTGCCCGCATTGTTTAATAGAAAAGGAGTTACATCGTTGTATTCTCCGCCTTCTTCAATATAGTATTTTATGTTTGTGCCAACACCCAACAAGTTTGCACCAGCTAACGTACCCCAATTCCAAAGAGCACGGCACACCCCTAAAAACGAATTATCAGAAAGGCGTGTCCAGCCACCAATCTTCTCGGCATTGCCAGAACGAAAGCGTACTTTATCGCAGTCAAACCAACCACCTTCGTTGGTGTAGCTTGTACCCTCTTTGTTTATACCGGGTTTAAAGACTAGTTTTTGTAATGGCATAGGTTATCCTAGTGCTGCAAGTGCTTTAGTAGTTTTGACAATTCTGTCATCTAAACCAATTAGCCCGCCGTTAATACGTTTGGTGATTTGGCCGTGTTCTTGAGCATCAGCCAAGGCGTTTAAGCCCTTCTTATTCCAGAACCAGCCAGCACTTAATGCTGCATATTTAGGTTCAATTAAAAGAGTAGGATTTCCAACAAAATCAATATTAAGAGCAGTTCCGCAATTTGCATAGTTTTCCTTGCCCGTTAATTGAATTAAGCCCCTACCTAAATACTTAGAAGCCTCTTCCTCGCTAGTGTTCCCTAGTCTGCCGTTGTATACCTTACCCGCTATTTTAGCTGGTTGACGCGCGTATTGGTTAGCGTATTCTAAAGTCGGAAATCTTGAAGGCCACGTTTTCATAAGGCCCTCGGCGCTGTAGTTAAGATTTTCTTCAAGAGTCTTAAAATTACCAGATTCATGAGCGCACTGACCAATAAACGCTGCTTGACGCTTAGGTGTGTTGATGTCATATTTATCAAAAGCAGCCTGCAAAGGCTCTTCCCATTTAGGGTCAATACCAAGGGTGGTTAGGGCATTACTTAGGCTCATCTTTTGACCTTTTCATATCCATAATCTTCTCAAGGGTACGACCACCAAAGTAAAAAGACATAATGAGCATACCCCATTGACCGAGCAGTTCTACGTAGTTGTTGTTTACTTCTACATCCCAAGCGGACATCATGGCAAAGGTGGAGTAGACAATCAATATAAATACCAAAGTCATCGGGCGGATGTTCTTAGATAGCGTAGAGTCAGAAGCCATGTCAGCTTGCTGTCTTTTAGTAAGTTCTTGCTGTTCCGCAGTATCTGCTGCAATTTGAGCTAACTCGCCATTCTGTTGCATCTCCAACAGTTTGAGTTTGGCTTGCTCTGCCTGTGCGGGATCAGGAAAGACCTTATCAAGTATCTTTCCGCCAATGTCTAATAGTGCGCCTAATGGAAACATTATTTTCTTCCCTTTTCTCGTTCTTCAAGTAACTGCACTTTAACTTGTAACTGATGTATATCTTTATAAATTTCTTCTTTAAGTTTATGCCTTGCCTCGGCAGAAAGCGGAGAGTCAGTTGGTACATTTTCCTTGGTAATTAGGGCTGGCATCTGTCCTTCAATTTTGGTAAGGCGTGTAGAGAAGTCTGATACTTGACCCAATAACCAAGCCAAACACGCTACAACAATCGGCAATACAGCCTTTAAAATGTCTTGGATATTCATCCTTTATAACCCCAAGTTAAATACCACGCAATAACGGCTGCTGCTGCAAAGCAATAAAACTGCACCCGCCTAACCGCTTTTAAATCATGCTGGTATTCTTCGTTATCTTTGCGTTGCATACCTTCAATATCCAATTTTATTTTTAAAACTGCTTCCCATTCTTTAGCGCCGTACTTTCTAACAAAATCAATCTTTAGTTTTGCCTCTTCATCGGAGATTTGTTTCTTATGTTGCCACGCTTGTAAAGCCTTGATTAACGCTCTTTCTTTTTTAAACTCTGCTTCTCGCCTTGCTCTGATTCGTTCATTAGCTTGTTTCTGGGCTACTTCTGTTGCATCGTGTTGTGCAGCTTCAATACTTTTGGATAGTCCTTTACTCGCCTCCCGACTTGCATCAAGACTGCCGCTAAGAGTTTTTACTCCTTCGGATAAGCCGTAGGGATCCACCATGGTTCACTTTATTTCGCCTTCTTTGTCCGAGCTGTTTTAGCAACTACCGCTGGTTTCTTTGTGGTTCGTGTCGTAGCTTTTTTTACAGTCGGCGTTTCTAAGTTTGGGATTTTTGGTTCAAAGTTAACTTTACCGATCTGCATATCAATCTTAGGCATATAGCCTAATTTGTCAAAGGCCCAATGAATAATAAACATTTTTTTCCTTTAAGTTTTAATGATAAAGTTAATACCGAGGTATGGAGGTAAGTTTGCGTTAGTACCAGAAACACCAGCGGTAGCAACGGTTGTTGTAATATTTGCGTAGCTAGTTCCAGTACTCTCTGCTCCACCCCTTGTGCCTAAGCTACCAACACCTGCACCTCTAAAATCAAAAGTTGAAGTAAAGTTATGGGCGTGTCCTGAGTCTGTAGAAGTTGCCGTGTGGGTGTGGCTTACAACAACCGCATCATTAGTACCGCCGGTAGCCGCTAAAGCGGCTGTAGAACCTACACCAATAGGAAAACGATTTACATAGTTTGGTAGATTAAAAGTAGTTGAGCCATCGCCAGCCCCAAAAGTTGCTCCAACAACTGCAAACAAAGCAGCATAAGTCGTGCGAGAAACCGCTGCTCCATTACATAGCAACCAACCACTAGGAGCAGTAGAAGTACTCCACATAATTAAACCGCCTGTTGGTGCGCCATTAGATAACACAAAGGCTGTAGTTGCAATTTGAGTTGTGTTTGTTCCTGCTGCTGCAGTCGGCGCTAGTGGGGTTCCAGTTAATGTTGGAGAACCCGCAAATACTAAAGCACCTGTGCCTGTTTCGTCTGTTACCGCAGCAGCTAAGTTAGCCGAAGACGGGGTGCCTAAAAATGTAGCGACACCAGTTCCCAAAGAAGTTATTCCTGTACCACCCGAACCAGCGGGGAGTGGGTTTGTTAATGTAACTGCTTGAGCAGAACTAATAGCTATAGCCGTTGTGCCGCTAGTTTGGATTGCCATTGCACCGGTAGTGTCGGTAACAACGTTTAGCGCCGTTCCAGTTGTAGTTCCAGCGTTGAGTGTAGTTGCCATGTTAGTCCTTAAGTAATGACGTTAGAAGCCAACAAGTAGTAAACAGTACCACCGATATTGACAGCAATTTTATTAGTTACGATGGCGCTAGATGACGAAGTAACCCCAGTAGAAGCCAAGGCGTTACCTGTAACCGTTGGAAAAGTAATAGTCGGCGTACCTGCAATGGCGGGAGCAGCTAAAGTTAATGTGCCGCTTGTATCACCTGAAATTGTAAATTGTCCCATTATGCTGTCCTTATTAAAGTACCACTAAACCAATTTGTTGTACCAGTAGTAGCCGTAAATGAACAGTCACCTGTTCCAATTATTGTTCCCCATAGTTCAACGTAATCAGTTGAACCGTTTAAATATACTAAAGAGTTTACTGATACTCCTTGGGGGGATGTGCCTACTGTAATGTTTTCTACAGAGCCGTATTGGTATAACGAACCGTTTTTATATATTTGACAATAAATTGCGCCCATACTTGTTGCAGCAGTGCCATAAACTTGGCCATTTAATTGGTAATAACCCGCTACAGTAGGAGTAAATCGGTAGTTAGTTGCACTATCAAAAGCACTAGCCGTATCAAATACTTCAGTATTAAGTTGTAATTTTGTAGCTGTGCTACTAGTTACAGTTTGTGATGTTCCCAAATAAGCACTAAACGCCGGCATATTGCCGCTAACCATTACTGTGCCCGTAGTATTTGGAACTGTTAATGCAGTTGCGGCAACTAAAACTGTGCCTGTAGAAGCCGGAATAGTAATTGCATTTGTACCAGCTACGGCAGGGACAGAAACTGTTATCGCACCAGAAGTAGAGCCATTTAAAATCAAATTACCAGCCATGGTTGCATTACCAGTAAGGGTAGATGTTCCAGTAACTGATAAATTCCCCGCCATAGCCGCATTGCCAGTAAACGCAGAAGTTCCAGTAAACGTAGAATTACCAGTAACCGCTAAATTACCTGAGGCCGTTAAATTACCGCTAACATTAAAATTGCCAGCAGAACCTGTTTGAGAGGAATAGAAGTTTGTGCCATCACAATAAACCTGTGCAGTAACCCCATTAGGAATACTAATTACCGCACCACTAGAAGCACCGATAGTAATAGCAAATCCACCAGAAGTGTTGTTATACACTACATATAGCTTTTGTTCTAATGGGGCAACTATTTGGCGAATTGCAGAATTGGTACCTTGCGCAACTATAACTGCATTTCTAGCCTCATCTGACACGCCGTTAAAGTTAGTCAGTACGTAGTTGGCGTTAACCATAGTAATGACTTTGACGCCGGTAATTGCCTGTTCTAGCAGGGTTCCTAGGTTTCTATTAGTTGTAGACCCCCATGTACCTGACTGGTCTCCGTCACCAATAAGCTCTAGTTTAAGCGATTCTGAGTATGTAGATGCCATAGTGTGCCTTCATCAATCCTGTGAATTATTAATTTCTACCCAATTTGGGGTTTGGTTATCGCTTATATTAGCCCAAGTAATGCTCTGTGTATTGTTTATAGCCTGCCAAGTTACCGTCTGGTCATCATCAATTCTAAACCATCCACGAGCAATTGGCGAGTCCACAAGGGTCATTAGCTCAGCTATAGAGGGGGTGTAGTCGGCTTGGGCGGTGTAAAGATCCGTTAGACTAAAAGATTCCGCAACGGTTTGTGCAAAACTAGCAGTACCTACATACGCATCTGAAAAAGACGGGTTTTCTGCAATATTCCCTAAGAACGCCACATTAGCCGCAAAAGCGTCAGTTAATGTATAAGACTCAGTATCCACCCCTACAGCATCTTGTAAGCCTGTATATACATCGGTGTAGGTAATGGTTTCGGCTTGAATAGGGCCAAAGTCTACCTGTATGTTTTCGGTGTCGGTTACGGTAAAGGATTCAGCATTGGCAGCATAGGTAGTCCAAGTGCCTTGGGTATTGTCGTCTAAAGAGAAATTCTCAGCATTAGCAACAAAGAAATCAAATGTTGTAGCTCCGCCATCACTGTCAGCTAAAGCAATAGAATCGGCAATAATCCCGCTAAACTGCATAAAATTAGCGTAAGTATCCGACAAAGTAAAGCTCTCAGCTACGTTTACTGAAAATGCAGTACCCCCTCCTAATGCAGCAAAAGGCGATTGAGCGAAGGTTGAGATGCCAAACATTAGTCGGCAGCCTCTGGGGTGTTGCCTTCAGCTACCCATTTTAGGTATGCTTGGTAGTCTGTGTTGTCAGGGTCAAATGGGATGCAAGCCATATCGCTTAATCTTTGTATTCCATCGTTGTTATTTGTCATTGGATTTTTAAGGAATTTATACATTTTTATAACTCCGCAGAAGCAGCCCACTCACCATAAGCAAGCACAAAAGAACCTACAAAATATCCTGAAAAATTAGCCGTTGTTATATAGCTAGATAAAATATTTGCCGTTACTGATGAAGGTGTGCCAGCAGTTGAATAAACTGTCCAAGTTCCAGCAGAAGCGGCAAGAGGATTATATGCAGTAACTGTTGGAGCAGTCCTCATGCTTACTGGTAGAGTAAAGTTTTGAGTGTAAGATGTAGTAGTAATAATTGAAAGAGTAGAACCAGTATAGGGGGTTCCTGAATTATTAGCAGGGGCAGTTGCTATATTGAAAGATTTTGAATAATACCTTTGGCATTTCTGCAAAAGTGAAGTGTAATTCTCGTATTCAAATCCAGTAGCACTACTTCCTACTTCTAGTTGAACACCAGTAATGTAAAAAGTTGCTCCGTTTGTTCCTACTACGGATGTTGCTCCTGTGGTTGAAAGATAAGCACCAGCTTGCCATGAACCAGCAGTTGCACTATATGTTGAACCAACACCCATTCCTATATTTACAGTCATTCCAATGCCGTTTGTTGCACCTATCCAAGTTCCTGATGTATCACCAGCAATAGTTACACTAATTGATGTCCAAGTATTAGCAGAAGAAATTGTGTAACTAAATGGGTAAGAACGATTCCCTGCTGAATTTCTAACTGAACCGCCAAAAGTTCCAGTTAATGAACTACGAACTTGAAAAGATAAAGTAATTGTTTTAGCATCGGCAGTACCCCACCCTAAATCAGCAGTATTAAAACCTTCTATTGCTTGTAGAAAAACATAATAATCAGATGCCCCAACGGAATAAGCAGATTGTGATTGAACACCAATGTAATTCGCAAAACCAACAGGTGGTGTTATAGAGTTATAATTTTGCCCACCATTCAGTTTTCCAGTTACCGACTGCAAACAAACCCATCTATCAACACAATAACCACTAATTGAAGTTCCCCAAGCAGCACCAGCGTTCCTTTGGTCAATAACCATCGCACCATTGATAATTCTATTCTTCATAATAGAAGCATTACCCGAACCAATAGAACCATAAGTTGTTGGTATGCTAGTCTGTGTTCCGACCATACCTTGTTGAACTTGTGTTAGTGCCATGATTAAGCCTTAATAGTCCGTAAGCCTTCTAAAGTTGTAGCGGAGTCGGCTAAATCAGTAATGCCACGCAGACGGTTCTTTTCAGCAACGATAGCAGTAGTGTCGGCATTGGCTTCTTGGGCACGTTGGAATAGAATATCTTGGGCGGCTAAGAGTGGCTCACGCTCTGCACGTAAACGCTTTTTGGTAACTTCTTTAGCTTTAGCTAGGCTAACTTCTACCTTGCCTTCTACCAACTCCCAAGCATCAAAGAAGTCGTTGTATTGGTTTGGTAGGTCAGAAGTATCCACGATTAAAGAACCAGCAGGGGTGTCTTTTTCTTTAACAGCTTGGATTGATAATTCGCCAGTAGGGATGCAAACAGATACCCCGCCATTGTCATTTGTAAAAATAATTGCTTGTGTCATTTTAAAGTCCTTACTCGTAAAGAATGTTGATTGAACCGTTGTCAAAAGTATCTGTGCCGTTTGACGATGTAATGCGAACCATATTTAAAGTTCCAGCCAATGTTTTAGAGCCAGAAGTTGTTTGAATAAAACCAGTAGAAGTTGTTGGGCTATTATAAGTACTCCCCATAAAAGTCCAAAGATTGCTACCCATAGTGGTAAATATTAAACTTCCATTTATACGATAAAGAACGTCGGCACCATACATATCAATACCAGCAGTGCTTGATTGAAAAACTACAGCGTTTGTGGCTGCAATTGCTCCTGAGCCTGATAAATATCCAGTTGTTTCAGGTGTTCCGCTAACTCCAAGTTGAACTCTAATCATAGCAGTACCGCTTAAAGAAACACTATTAAACATCACAGTAATACGCTTAACCCAGCTAGGTATGCTAGTAAAGTCAATGCTTGTACCTGATGTGGAGGCTTGTGCGGTGCCACTAGTAATTACGCTAGCGCCAGAAAATGGCAATCCTGTTGAGACTGCGTATGATCCTACTGCGGCTAAGTTGGCGGCTTGTGTCATATTTTACCCAATCAAAGCTTTTATTTCAGCTTCTGTTAATCCAATTGCAGAGAGTTTAGCCAATGCAGATTCTTTAACGGCTATAGCGGCTTGGTTTTTTGCTGCTACTGCGGCTTTGGTAGATTCCCATAAAGCGTCTAATTCGTTTTGTGTAGGTTTTGGTGAAGAATCTAACCAAGTTAAACCGCCATAGGAATCACCGTTAAGTGTCCATTGCTTGCCTGCGTAATGAATAGAAAGAATAAGTGCGTAATCAAGCATATGCAAGCTCCATAAGAACAATATTTGACGGAGTTCTCCAATCATAACCTGATGTATCTCTATCAGCCGAGGTGCGATTAACGTAAGCTATTTGTCCTGCTGCGTATGAACGTATTTGAAAACTGTAAGTTGTTGCAGAAGTAGTAGCTGGTGAGTCTATATACATAACTGGAATTTGATCTAAATTGTAGTTTGGCGTTCCATTTGGATAAGAACCAAAAGCCCCAGTAACTTGTGGTCTGCTTCCTGCCGCATCACCAACATTAAGGACTGTACTGCCGCGCAGTAGTTGTATATAGCTAGAAAATATATCGTTTGTAATTGCTACTGACGCTAATACTAAAATTTTATTAGAGGTGCTTAAAGGCGTAATAGTTGCGGACAGCCCGGTTATAGGAACATATGTTCCAGAAGAAGTTGAAAACGTGTCTGTTTTATTCACCGTTACAACTTGCACAACAGTTTGACCATTACCGTATAAAGAGACTGACATATTATTCCTTGTTAAGCGTAGACTGCAACGCAAATGTAAGCAGTATCATATAGTGCAACTCCAGCACTACCTTGGGCAACAGTAACCGATGATGTTGTTCTTGCTGGACTGCCTTGAATATAGGCATAAGTGTAAGCCGCACCAGTGGGAACACCGCCAATTACAGTAGCGTAGTTGGTATTAGCAAAAGCAGTAGTAAAGTTTATTGTGTAGTTTCCTGCACCCACATAGGTAACAGAACTAACATTAAAAGAACTAAGGATAGTTTGAGCAGTTCCGTTATAGGCTATCCATGCTTTAGCACTACCATTAATAACAGTCGTAGTTGGTACTGTTGCCCCAGCGCCGTTTTGTATTGTGTCAGAAACGAATGTGCCAGCCATGATTGCCTTATCTAAAAAAAGCTAAATTTAACTCATTAGCCGTACCCGCAGTAGTAGTAGCGTATAACACTTGGGCAGAACAAGCCGATGAAGTTTTTGTAGCGTTTGCTACGCTTGGAATACAACCAACTCCTACAAATGTCCAAGCCCCAGTAACTCCTGATGAAGTTCCAATAGGTGCATAAAAAGCGTCCGTAAAAGTTCCAGTAACAAAATTTATTGTCCAATTTCCTGTAGCTACATAAGTTACAGAACTTACATTAAATGAAGCATTTATAACGGGGGATGCTGCAGTAGAAACATTTAAATTACACCAAGCCTTAGCAATGCCATTAAAAGCATTATTGGTAGTAAACGGACCGCCTGCGGTATCTGTATTAATTGTATTTGCGACTATTGTGCCAGCCATAATTTTTCCTTATACCACCACAAATCGTGTGCCAGTAGACACGGTTAAAACAACCCCAGTATTAATAGTGTAAGTTCCTGCGACCTGAGCATTGACGTTACTTGGGGTAGTGTAGCTTACGCTCAACGTATTGCTGTTGGTATATATCATATTTGTTGGGTTAATAGCCGCAGTTCCAACCGAAGCCCCAGCCAAGTAAGTAGATGTTACAGACCCAGTAGTAGCTGGGATAGCATTTAAAACCGAACTTACATAGAACGACTCAAACGTCACTAAGTCATTTAAAGTACACCCTGTAGCTAAAGTAACGCTTACACCGTTTGTTGCAGTGTAGTCGGCGGAACCCAAGAGAACGCCGTTGCGGTAGACGCTAATAAACCCTGCTGTATAAGAGGCTGGAGTAAAGACTGTTTGCCCAGATGTAGCAGTAAATTCCGTTACGGTTCTATAAGCTGTGGTAGTTACGCCAGATGCGGGGATACCAAGATAACGGGCACTGATGTTACTTGTACCGCTTGGAGGCGCGCCTGAGAATGTTAAGGTAGTGCCGCTTACAGAGTATGTGCTTGGGTCTTGCAGTACACCACTAACCGCTACTAAAACAGAAGCAGTATTAGCAGGAGCCACCGACATTGTATATACGGTTGTAGACCCAGTACCACTAAAGGTATCCGTTACAAACGCTGATTGAGTAGGTGACTGTCCGATATATGGCATAGTTATCCTGCAATTTCCATAATAGTCATACCAACACGAGCAGACGAACCTGTGTAGTTAGCGTAGCTATTTCCGTTAACATAAGCCGTCCCTGTATCGTACCCTGCTCGCACTTGGATAGTCCTTGTAGAGGTGCTTCCCGATGTATAGGCATTATTAAGACTGTAACAACCCAAGTTTAGATTAGATGCAAAACGATTGTAAAGTGCAGTACCACTATTGGCGCATATAAATGTTGAGCCATCCCATAAAGCAAGCCAGCCTATGTCTCCAGCGTTTGTTTCTTCTGAAATTACAATTGCACTTGTTTGAACAAGCAATTGGCTTGTAGCGCTTTTTGGAGTAAAACTTACGCTAAAAATTTGTCTTCCATTAGTTATGGTACTTGGTATTCCAGCAGTTGAAGTTGTAGTTGCTCCATCAAAATAAGTATATGCCACTTGCAATACTGCACCTGTTCCAAGCTTTGAAGTAGCGATTGCTGCTGTTGCATCTACGCTGTTATTTGTGATTGTGGAAATAGGCATAGGTTATCTTTATGAACTAAATACTGATAGGCAAACATATAATGGTTCTTGAAAAGAAGTGCCTGTACTGCTATAAAAAGTAGTTATTCTAAAGCCACCTGTTGTTGGTGCTTGATTCCAAGGAGAACTTGATAGACCAAATACATTTATAAATTGCCCAAGAACGTTAGTTATTGTTGACGTTGAAGTGCTTGCTGAAACTGCATAACTTGCATTAGGCATGGCGGCTGTAAAAGTAATAGAGTAATCCCCAGCGGCGTTTCTTGTAACAGAACTAATGTTAAAACTGCTATTTATTGTTGCACCCGAACCGCCACCAGTAAAATTTATCCATGCTCTACATAGTCCAACACCAGTAGATGTTGCTGTACCACCATTAGCTATAGGTAAAGTTCCAGTAACGCCAGTAGTTAAAGGAAGTCCAGTACATGAAGTTAAAGTTCCAGAAGAAGGTGTACCTAAAACCGGTGTTATAAGTGTAGGGCTTGTTCCTAAAACATTAGCTCCTGAACCAGTTGAAGTTGTAACCCCAGTACCGCCATTAGCTACGGGTACAAGAAGATTAGATGCTAAAGAGCTGGTTTGTACCGTACCCGCTGCTGGCTGTATAAAGTTGGTTTGTAAGCTAGTGTACTCAACCCAGATATTGTTTGTTCCGCTAGGTGGGGCAGAGGTAAAGGTTAGAGTCGTACCTGATACAGAATAAGAAGAGCTTGGATTCTGGATAACGTTTTCAATGGCAACAATGATCTGCGCACCAGAAACAACAGCAATAGGCAAAGTAAAAGCGACAGTAGACCCGTTGCCATTAAAATAGGCTATCTGTGGTGCGTACTGCTGAACCGTTAAATTGTTGCCAACATATGCCATATTAGATCGCCGTTAGAGCTGAAACTACAGCATCACCAGAAGAGGCAGCGCTATTTAAAATATACAAAGCATCGCTTGCAATTAGTACAACCCTGTTACCTTGAATAACCTCTAAAGAGCCGCCAACAGGAATAGTCGCCTGATACACCAAATAGTAGTTTACAGATGCTCTAGCTAGGTACACCGTTGTTGTAATTGGCGCAGAAGTTGTATTTGAAATAATGCAGCTAGCAATAGCCACGGTTCCTGAAGCAATGCTTGGAATAATATTAGAAGCCGAGGTGCCAATGTTTTTGGCTACGTATGAGATATTTGAATAAGTTGCCATGTTAGCCCATCATAAAAGATAAAAAGTACGCTTGGTCAACTGGAGAAGAACCCCATACAGGAGGAGAGCCAGAGCCGTTAGTCGTTAATACTCCGCCAGCCGTACCAAAAGAACCGTTAAACGCTACTGCGCCCACACCGTTAATAGTCATTGCATCGGTAGCAGAGCTGTTGGTTACTAAGTGAATGCTGTTGTTTGAAATAGTACCAAGAACAATATTAGTACTACCAGAAATAAAGTAAGCGTAGTTAGGCGCATTGATAGAGCCTGTGCCAACGTAACCAGACGAGTTAATACCCATCGTAGCAAAGTTTGTTGTTGCTGTACCAATATCGTTATACGCAATCCATTCTGCCGATGCAGAAGAACCATTAGATAAATTCTGAATAGCCCCTTGGTAGTAGCCGTTGTGTGTAGCTACAAAATTAGAAGCCAAACCTGTATCGCTAAAACCTAAAGCGCCGCCAACTACTAAATTAGTGGTATTAGCATTGGTGGCTAGGGTTACGTTGGGTATTGTTAGCCGTGCTGGTAATGTAACGTTTCCACTGGCATCTTCATATACAGCCTGAGAAGACGGATAAGTAATAAATACGTTCTGCGTACCCGTACTAAAGTTAACCTTTGCGCCACCGCTAGATGAAGATAAAACAGTATTACGAGCTAATTGGTTTGGAGAAGTAAATGTACCAATACCTACTTCCCAGTTGGCCCCACCCAAATCAGCAATGGTGTAATAAGTAGTACTGCCGCTAGTTAATGCAGTATTAAAAGATTGATAGCCGAGCGAAGCCCCAAGCAAGGTAACAGTACCCGTGCCGGGAGCCGAGGCAGTTTCTAGTACCCTATCTTTTAATTCAAGAGCCATTTAAAGCTCCTTAGCCAGCAGCGCTGAGCGTATAAGTTACGTTGATTGTGTCACCAGAAGTTACAGTCTTAGAACCAGCAGTAAATGCGCCAATGCTAAACAATGTGCCTGTGGTGTTATCAATTGTTGTAGAACCACCTACGTTAATAAATGCGCCGTATACAGTACCTGAACCAGTCATAGAGAACACAACTGCAGATGACGTTGACTTGACCGCTGGGTTAGCAGAAGTAGAAGCACCGAAGGTAGGAGTCTTACGTGTGCCAGAGTATGTAGGGGCATTTGCGCCACCAACCTCAAACCAGCCAGCGTGAGATGCTTGGGTATCGGCGTAAGCAGGAGTAAACGTACCAGAACCGTTAGCACCACCTAAACCCATAACAACAGCGCCAGCAGCTGTATTCCCTAGGTAAGCATCATTTAAAGACGCACGACCTACGTTAGTTGTTAGGTTTGCAATGGTGTCAGACCACTTCTCAACGCCGTTAGCGTCATAGCAAGTAGCTACATATACGCCTTCCATGCCCACGTTTTCGGTTGCACCGCCGCCATAAGAAGCACTAGCTCCGAAGCTATCGCCCATTTTTGTGATTTCAGAACTCATAAATACTCCTTAATTGGAAAAACGAATTACTGCGTTTGCGGCATTATTCGTAGGAAATGTTATTGTAAAGCTTGTGGTTGGGGTTTTATCCGCCCCAAAATCTAAAACCGCGACAGCCGCATTAGTTGTACTATTATAGATTAAAGCACCCCTAACAGTAAAGGATGCTGGATTCCAAGTTACTGTATTAAAAGACAAATAGGCCGTGTAGTCATCAGTCTGGGGAGGTATAACAGTAAGGTTTTTCCCGCCTGCGGTATATCCACTTCCAGTTGGTAATTCATTAACAGTAGAGTATACAAGGGTAGAAGGCCCTAAATCCGCCAAAGCAGTATAAAGAGCAATTTTGTAAGTATAGGGGGTACCAACGGCAAAGTTCTCTAAACCACTTAAGCAGTTCTGTTTAAAGATTGTGCATTGACCTTGAGCAATTGTCATGGTTTAACTTGTCCAATTCTATATTGACCATCTCTGTAAGCATCACCACGCTCAAGACCAGAACCAAGGCGATTTAGCTGCATTAAGGCTTCATTGTATTTATCTTCGTAATACTTGATAAGGTCTTGCTCGCCCTTCATAAACAGCATAGCTTCACGCATTGCGCCATATAAAAGCACGGGGTCATAGTTATCACCAAGCCAGCTTGTGCCTTGGGTGTTATCAATGCTTGTAATGGTATATAGAAACCCAGAACCTGAGCCTCCTATGGAAGAACTAGGGCAGCTTAGTTGATCGCCAATAACGTAGAAGCTACCATTATTTTTAATAGTCACTGAAGTAACTATCTGCCCAGAAACAACAATGTCGGCGTATGCGCCATTACCAGACCCGCCAGACAAAGCTACGTTGTTATATGTACCATTGGTATATAGCGAGCCACCAGTAATAGTTCCACTACCAGAAATAGCACCTTGAACAATAGATACTGGGTAATAGAAATAATGTAGTTCTACGTTATAACTAGCGTCTGGAGTTGGGCCCATAATAAAAGACAACTCATTAGCGTTACTATATTGAGAACCAAACAAAGCGTAATACTTAGGCGTTCCAGTTGATGTTGGCGTTGGATAGGCTTCACGAATAAAGTTAACATCTTTATTAAGTAGGTACTTGTATGAGCCGTCTGTATCAATAACCGCCATTGAATACGTAGATAGATAGTCATTTGGGCAAGATAAATACTTATTGCTGGCTGTAACTGTACCCGTTACGTTCTTGCGTAACGATGGGATTTGAACTGAGTTGTAGATGCGCTCTTCGGCTTCTTTTACAAAAA